ATGCCTTGGTTAAGAGAAGATTACACCGTTAGGGAAGAAGAACAAGGCCGAATAGAAAAGCGGTGGGAGGATTTCTCGATAGCAGAAATAGAAAAAGAATATAAACAAAAAAATAAAGGAAATTAATTATGAGTAACAAAGGATTTTTCAAGGTGAAAGGCCGACGTGCTGGGCTGGATCGTAGTCCGTTCGAGGTTCTGCTCAGTCGGGAGTCGGTGTTGTACGCAGTTCGCAATGGTGATGGAAGCCTGTACGCGCTGATTGACGGTCCACTGGGAGAGGTAAATTTGACCCCATCGACCTACGTCCAAGACGGGGAAGAGCAGGAATTGTTCTTCGATTGGCTTACGGAGTCTCTGGAAATATTCAAAAACTAGGGGGATTAATTAATGGGTAACGATGAGGCTACAGACTATCAGTATTCCATCATCGAATTGCGGGGGCTGATGAAGCAATGTTTAGTTTTGAAATTGGGGCATACCGATACCTATCGGGGCTATAAAAAAATGCTGAAACAACAAGAAACTGCGGCCCTTCGGGATTGGGAGAGGGTAAAAGAAGCTATGAAGAAGGCTAATACTAATACCTTAACAATACTAAGAGTCCCGCCAGAATGAATTTTTGTTGGTCTTATTCGTCACTATCTTTATTCTCCCAATGTGCTCGGAAGTTTCATCGACTACGTATTTTAAAAAATATAGTAGAGCCAGAATCGCGCCATCTCACATATGGTAAGGAAATTCATAAAGTTGCTGAAGAATATGGACGCGATGACAAAGAGATTCCAGAAGAACATAAATTTATACAACCCCACATAGATATTTTATTAGACACAAAGGGTGATAAATTTTTTGAACATAAGATGGCTCTAACTGCTGATTTAGAACCCTGTGCTTTTTGGGATAAAGAAGCATGGTGGAGGGGTATAGCTGATTTTATTTCTGTAGATAATAAAAACGCCTTGTTGGTAGATTACAAGACCGGCAAGTCTGCAAAATATGCAGATACTAAACAACTAGAAATACTATCTCTTGCCATCTTCAAACATTTTCCAGAGGTTGAATGCGTTAAAGGGGGGCTGCTATTTTTAGTTTCAGAAGAATTTAAAAAGGCCAATTTTTACAGGAAAGATGAGGAAAACTATTGGGCCAATTGGGACACTGAATTAAATAGATTAAATATGTCTTTTGAAGCAGATACTTGGAACCCTACTTCTAACTTCACTTGTCGTAAATTCTGTCCGGTCTTAGACTGTGAATATAATGGGAGAGGATAAAAAATGCCATTGAAAAAAGGTACGAGTAAAAAGAACATAGCGGCCAACGTGAAAGAACTCATAGAATCGGGTCGGCCTAAAAATCAAGCGATTGCGATTGCGCTTTCTATAGCACGAGGTAAGACAAATGCCGTACAAAAACCCAAAACGAGATCGAAATTACAAAAAAGAGTATCAGCTACAGAAAAAAAGAAACGAAAGAAAACGGAGAAACACTCGCGAACGAGCTAGATACGAAGCTAAAAATCCCGGCAAAGATGGGAAGATTACGGATGTCAAAGGGGAAGACATTGATCACAAGAAGCCTTTGTCTAAGGGTGGTACAAACAAAGCAAGTAATTTAAGAAGCGTATCGCCAAGCAAAAATAGGTCGTTCAGCCGTAACCCAGATAAAAGCGTAAAAAGAAATGTGCCTAAAAAGAAAAAAAGAAAATCGAAATAAAAGGTGTAATCAATATAGGAGTAATACGTGCAAGTTATTGAGGATAGAATATTATTAAGGACACGCCATCCTGAAAAAATTGTAGATAAAATTCCCCAAAGTTCCGTAGTGGATATTGAGGATGATATTTACACCATTTGTGTAGATTGGAACCTTCCAACTGCACAAAAACTAACAAGGCTTAAGATGAAGGGTGTTCCATCTCCTATTACGTATGAGTATGCGTGGGCGGGGGTTTCTCCCCCTATGGAACATCAGAAAACTACAGCAGAGTTTTTGACACTTAATCCCCGTGCATTTTGTTTTAACGAACAGGGGACAGGTAAAACTGCCGCTGCAATATGGGCCTCCGACTACTTACTAGATAAAAAACACGTTACTCGTGTTCTTATAGTCTGCCCTTTATCTATCATGCAATCAGCATGGCAAGCAGACTTATTTAAATTTGCGGTACATAGAAAGGTAGGAATTGCTTATGGTCCACGGGAGAAGCGAGAGAAGATAATTAACAACACAGAGTATGAATACATCGTCATTAATTACGACGGTATAGAAGTTGTTAAAGATACCATCAAGGATAGTAATTTTGACTTAGTAATTATAGATGAAGCCAATGCCTATAAGACATCTACTACTAAACGTTGGAGAACCATGAGCAAACTTATAGGACCATCTACATGGATGTGGATGCTCACTGGAAGTCCTGCTGCACAGTCTCCTGTCGATGCACATGGCTTAGCCAAATTATGTGTACCGGATAATGTAACCCGATCACTAACGACATTTCGCAATTTGGTTATGTATCCAGTGTCTCGATTTAAATGGGTTCCAAAGCCGGATGCTTTAGATACTGTGTTTAAAACATTACAACCTGCTATTAGATTTACCAAAGAAGAGTGTCTGGATTTACCGGAAATAACTTACGTAGAACGGGAAGCCCCTCTTACGCTGCAACAAGAACATTATTACAAAATACTAAGAACTAAATTTCTTATGCAGGCGGGCGAAGAACAAGTTACTTCCGCTAATGTTGCTGTGAACATGAGTAAATTACTACAGGTGTCAGGTGGGGCCGTCTATTCAAATTCTGGAAACACAATTGAATTCGATGTATCCAACAGACTTAAAGTAGTTAAAGAAGTTATCGATGAATCAATTGCCAAGGTATTAATTTTTGTTCCGTTCCGACATACGATTACACTTTTACACGAGTATCTTACTGACCAAGGTATAGCTACAGAATGTATAACCGGTGATACCTCTTTAAACCAAAGAACAGACTTGTTTAAACGATTCCAAGAATCGGACGACATAAAAGTTTTTGTTATACAGCCACAAGCAGCAGCACACGGTGTGACATTGACCGCTGCCAGCACAGTTATTTGGTACGCACCCATTACCTCTACGGAAATTTACTTGCAAGCTAACGCTCGTATCAATCGGCGCGGACAGAAAAATATTATGACCATCGTGAATATTCAAGGCTCTGCGGTAGAACGGCGGTTATACAGTTTGCTATCGGGGCGGCTTGATGCTCACGTTAAATTACTTGATCTATATAACGAAACTATCAACGAATAACCCCTTGACACTGTATAGGATGTATGTAGAATATTGAAGGTAGAAAAGGAGTAGATATATTTATGAGTGCCGTTATGAAAGAAAGAACCTATTCACTGGACGAAATGGCAGGCGCGTTTCTTGCCATCAGGAATAAAATTTCAGAAGTGCAAAAGAAAGCAGACAGAGAAATAAAAGCTCTGGAGAAGCAAAAAAATATAATTGCAACTGAGTTTGAAAAAATCTGTGAAAAGGATGGTGTAAATAGCATTAATACAAATTCTGGGACGATTATCCGAAGTGTCCGCCAGAGATACTGGACCTCAGATTGGATTCATTTTTGCGAAATCATGAAGGAAAATAATGCGTTTGATCTAGTCGAACAGCGCATACATCAGGGGAACATAAAAAAATTCCTTGAAGAGAATCCGACTATCCAACCTCGCGGTTTAAATGTTGATTCTAAATATTCAATAACCGTCCGTCGCCCTACTAAAAAATAAGGAAGTAAACTATGGCTAATGACCTAACCTCTTCATTTGATTTATCAGATGTCCCAAAACACATTCAACAAACAGAATTATCAAAATCCCTTGCCACTACGCAAAGCATTATGATCCCTCGTATTGTTTTCAATGGTAAAGGTTCATGGGAAATGAAACTTGGCTCCGAGTCACAAAAAAACATCGAGTCCAAAGATTTGAATGTCATAATTGTGGGTGTAGCACCGCAAATTTCCCGAGCATTCTATGAGGATGCGTACACTCCGGGTTTTGCCAAGCCCCCTATTTGTTGGTCTACGGATAGCGTTACCCCAAATAATGCTATAGCAAACCCACAGGCTTCTACGTGTATTGCATGTCCAAAAAATATTAAAGCACCTAGCGGTAGCAAGCCATGTAGGTTTTTTCGTAGGATTGCTGTGGTTAGTCCTGATGACATAAACGGTCAGATTTACCAAATGCAACTACCAGCTACCACCATATT